GGAGTTCGGACACCACTCCGTCAATTTGCATCTTGTGTTCTCGTTGATGTTGATGACACCCTCGATAGTATCTTTAGCAGTGATATGGCTATTGGTAAATACGTCGCACAAAGGGCTGGTATCGGTATTAACGCAGGCCGAATTCGTGGCATCAATTCTAAAATTAGAGGCGGCGAGGTACAACACACAGGCGTTGTCCCCTTCCTTAAAAAGTTTGAAAGCACTGTCAGATGTTGCACACAAAACGGTATCCGAGGTGGTTCTGCTACAGTTCACTTTCCTATCTGGCACATCGAAATCGAAGACATCCTAGTTCTTAAGAACAATAAGGGTACAGAAGACAACCGAGTGAGGAAACTTGACTACTCCATCCAACTATCAAAACTTTTCTACGAACGTTTCATTACGGATGCAGAAATTAGCTTGTTCTCACCGCATGACGTACCGGGCTTGTATGATTCCTTTGGTACTGACAGGTTCGATGATTTATATGTGGGGTTTGAACGAGATCAGTCTATTCCAAGAAAGACTATCGGAGCACAAGAACTCTTTCTAGATCTTTTGAAAGAGAGGGCAGAGACAGGTCGTATTTACATCATGAATATTGATCACTGCAATAGTCACTCTTCCTTCAAAGACAAGGTGAATATGAGTAACCTGTGTCAAGAGATCACTCTACCTACAGATCCCATCAATCATATCGATGAGAGTATGCCTGGTGAGATTGCATTGTGTATTCTTTCTGCAATCAATGTAGGTAAGATTAAATCTGATGAGGAACTGGAAGATCTTTGTGATCTTTCTGTCCGTGGTCTAGAGGAACTGATCGACTATCAGGACTATCCTGTAAGGGCCGCAGAAGTAACCACAAAGGCCCGTAGGTCACTTGGGGTAGGATTTATTGGTCTGGCTCATTACCTGGCTAAACTGGGGTATGATTACAACTCTCAGGAGGCATGGGACGCAGTCCATGGTTTGTCAGAATCTTTCCAGTATTACCTACTGAAATCTTCTAATCGGATTGCTCAAGAAAAAGGACACTGCGAATACTTTGGTAGAACCAAGTATGCCGATGGCATTCTTCCAATTGATACATATAAAAAAGAAGTTGATGAGATTTCATCTCAGGAGTTAGATCATGATTGGGAAGGTCTTAGGGCATCTATCAAGGCCTTTGGTCTTAGGCACTCAACACTGTCCGCACAAATGCCTTCAGAGAGCAGTTCCGTTGTGTCAAATGCAACCAATGGAATTGAACCACCTAGAGACTACTTGTCCATTAAAAAATCAAAGAAAGGACCTCTTAAGCAAATTGTTCCCTCATATCAGACACTGAAAAATAACTATACACTTCTGTGGGAAATGAAAGATAATACGGGATATATTAATGTTGTCTCTGTGATGCAGAAATTCTTTGACCAAGCAATTTCTGGTAACTGGAGTTACAATCCAGAGAACTATCCTGATAATGAAGTCCCTGTTTCTCAGATGGCAAATGACCTTCTGACTACATATAAGTATGGATGGAAGACTTCTTACTATCAAAACACCTACGACATTAAAACTGATGAGGTGGTTGAAGAGAAGTCTGAACTTAATAATCTATTAACCGAACTAGAATCAGTAGAGGAGGGAGAGTGTGAATCCTGCGCAGTTTAAAGTTTCACCAGTGGGTACTAATAATAGTATGAGTGCAGTGAAGGGAATGACAGTATTTAATACTGAAGTTCATGATGCCAAGAAACAGCCAATGTTTTTTGGTAAACCCTTAGGGGTTCAAAGATATGATTCATATAAGTATCCGGTCTTTGATAAACTTACAACACAGCAGTTGGGTTACTTCTGGAGACCTGAAGAAGTATCTCTACAGAAGGATAGGGCAGACTATCATACATTGAGACCAGAACAGAAGCATATCTATACTTCTAACTTGAAGTACCAGATCATGTTGGATTCTATTCAGGGTCGTGGTCCTGGTATGGCATTCATTCCTTACTGTTCTCTACCTGAACTAGAGGCATGTATGGAAGTCTGGGGATTTATGGAGATGATCCATAGTCGTTCTTACACATATATCATCAAAAATATCTATCCAGATCCTAGTGATATCTTTGATCATATTATTACAGATCCTAGAATTTTGGAGAGAGCAAAGAGTGTAACTGAATCTTATGATGATTTTATTAACAGTGCACAAACATGGGGCAATGGTGAACTGTGGTCAAATGATTTTAGGGACACACATGTCTCTCAAGATAGTATCAAAAATGTAAAACGTAAACTCTATAGAGCAGTTGCGAATGTTAACATTCTTGAGGGTATCCGCTTTTATGTTTCTTTTGCTTGCAGTTTTGCATTTGGAGAACTCAAACTTATGGAGGGAAGTGCAAAAATTATTTCCCTCATTGCCAGAGATGAGAACCAACACCTTGCAATCACCCAGAACATTCTGAACAAGTGGGCTGCAGGTGATGATCCTGAAATGAAGCAAATCATGAAGGAAGAAGAAGAGTGGTTGTACGCTATGTTTGATAAGGCTGTCAACGAAGAGAAGAGATGGGCAGACCATTTGTTCAAAGATGGTAGTATGATTGGTCTGAATGATGCTCTACTCAAGAAGTATGTTGAGTGGGTTGCCAATCGTAGGATGAAGGCCATTGGTCTCAAACCTGTTTATGATGTTGCTGCTAAGAACAATCCTCTTCCTTGGACACAACATTGGATTTCTTCTAAAGGTCTCCAAGTTGCTCCACAAGAAACAGAAGTTGAGAGTTACGTAGTTGGAGGTATCAAACAAGATGTCAAAAAAGATACCTTCTCAGGATTCAAACTCTAGGGCACTTGACAAAATAGGATAAGTATGGTATAATGGGCGGCCAGTGCAGGGGTGTATTTGGTGTAAGACCCATTGATTTTTTTGTAGGTGTATGTTATAATAAATATACTTACCCCTGCACAACTTGATATGCTCGTAGATTATAGTAAGTTGAATGCCGTCTTTGATATAGACGGACCATATCTTTTAGAAGTAGAAGATGAACCGATTAGACCCGTTAGAATATCTATTGGGGGCCATACTGGTTTTAGACATACTGAAGAGGCGAAGAAGAAGTGTGGGAGGGGGAAACAACATTTTGTTGGTGAGAATAACCCTAATGCACAAACTTATATTTTTACCGACCCCGAGGGTCTAGACCATATTGTAGTCGGTAGGTTACACGCTTTTTGTCAAGAGAATAGTATATCGAGACACACTATGAAGGCGGCATTAGAGTATGGACGACAAGGACCGAGAAGGAACGGGTGGTCTATCAGACGCCATCAATAACCTAATCAAATACTACAAGAAAATAAAAGCCAAAAAGTTAGACGACTACATATTTCAGGACTATGAAGAAAAGTGAGTGTGTGACTACGAGAACCCCTGGTTGTTTAAAGGTGAACCCTTTACCGGCGATCTTATTGGGGATAACTTTGGCTTTGTTTATCTCATTACCAATAAGTCAAACAAACGACAATACATTGGGAGAAAGTATTTTTGGTCCTTTAGAACTCCTAAAGGAAAGAAGCGTAAGGTAAAACAAGAATCCGATTGGAAAAAATACTATGGTTCATGTCCCGAATTAAAAGAGGATGTGAATCTTTTTGGTAAGAATAAATTCTCTAGAGAGATACTTTCCTTACACGATACCAAAGGTCAGACTAACTTTGAGGAGACACGTCAGTTGTTTCTGAACGAGGTTCTGTCTCAGCGGTTGACAGATGAGACACCCCTGTACTACAATTCGAATATCCTTGGACGGTACTACCGAAAGGATTACTACAATAAATAAACTTTACTTGAATTTCGCAATTATTTCGATGTCTAGAAAATTTCTTACTGGTCTGACTATTTCAGCAACACTACTTGGTAGTGCGTGTGTCGCTGCAAAAACTGATGACACAGTGGTAAAAGAAAATGTTGTGACAGCAGAATATGACCCAGTTGTGATTGTTGAGGTTGAGAAAGAATGGAAATGTCCTACATGTTCACCTAATGAACAATATGTTCTTACAAAACTTCAAGAATATACAATTATCAAAGATCGTAATGCCCTTGCTACGATCATGGGTAACATCAAGCAGGAGAGTAAGTTCATCCCTAACATCTGTGAGGGTGGTGCTCGCGTCTCTTACACTGAATGTAAGTCTGGTGGATTTGGTTTGATTCAGTGGACTAGTATTGGTCGTTACAGAGGACTTGGAAACTTCTGTGCTAAATATCAATGTGATCCATCTTCTCTAGAAGGTCAAGTTCGCTGGATGGTTAACGAACCAATCTTCCAAACAAATCTTCCTGTATTTGAAGGGCACGATCAAAGTATATCTTATTACATGCGTCCTGCATATAGATGGTTGGGGTGGGGTATCAAAGGATATCGTGAACAATATGCTTACGATTATAGTAAAAAAATGGTACTGGTTTGATTTATGCTTGTAGACAATTCTTTAGTATTTGATAATACAGTTTTTGAAATAAACGAAGACCCAATAATTACTACGATCGATACAGAAATTGCTAAGATAACAACAATTGATAACTTTTATAAGGACATAGATGGGGTTATATCACAACTTCCAAAAATGCCTATAAGTTTAATCTGGGAACAACCAGATAACAACAAAACTTTTATTGATGCAAGAAAAGTATACAAATCAAATATGCGTGGGACAACACTTCCATATGCATTTGATGGGTCATTACATATATTGTTGTCAAATATCATTGAGTTTCCTCCAGAAAGAATGGATGTCAGTAAAGAATTTACTGTGAATTGTTTTTCATTTACTGAAGAATTTGAACCATTTCTAAAGGATAATTGGTATGGGTGTCATCGAGACGATCATGATATTCTCCCTAGGGATGGTGTTTCTGCTACAGGTCAAATCGCTATTGTTGTTTTTCTAAATGAACACTATGAGGAAGGTGAAGGAATGAACTTCTATGACGTTCCACCGGGTGTAAAAACTAACATTCGTTGTAAAAAATCTGAAGTTAAACAGATACATAGTGTGCAGGGTAAAAAGAATCGTGCAGTTATTTTCGACTCTCAGTTTCCTCATGGACAACATACGCCAACGAGTCAGTTCAAGGACGAGATGAGATACACTCAAGTTATTTTTGTTCCATTGTATTGATACCCTTGACACCAGTCAGGGTTTACCCTATACTATAAAAGTGGTTGAGAGACCACTGCTGTGACCCCCTTGGTAGTTCAGGGTTAGAGGCGATAGGAACTACCCCACGGGTCAGTAGCTCAGATGGATAGAGCAATTCACTTCTAATGAATTGGTCGGGGGTTCGAGTCCCTCCTGACCCGTCATTGGCCTATAGCTCAGTTGGTAGAGCACGGAGCTGTTAACTCTGTTGTCCTAGGTTCGAGTCCTAGTGGGCCAGTTAGCTCGAATAGTTCAGAGGTAGAACACTTGATTTACATTCAAGTTGTCGGGGGTTCGATCCCCTCTTCGAGCATGTCGTATCAATCTAATGAATCATGTTAGTTATCAGATGCAAAAATTGTAAT